TTTCTCAGGCCGTCGAAAGCCTTAGAATCCACGGCCACGTCGCCGTTGAAAAAGGTGTCCGTCCACGTGAGGGCGAGGGCCTTAGACTTCATTTCGGTCTGGATGGCGCGCTGGTCGTTCACATTGCCGCGCGTCTGCACGATAAAGCGGTCAACGTCCACATCACCACCGGCGATGACAAGGCCCTCGGAGAGCTGGTTGACCACGCCCGCGCTCTCAGTGTACGCCTCATTGACGCCACGGAAGCCGACGCCGGGAAGGGTCTGCTCGATGTTGTACTTGTAGGAGTTGCCCTGGATGTCCATGAAGGGCAGCATTTCGAGGACGGCGGAAGTCCGCGCGTAAACCTCAATGACGCCGCGCTGGAGCGTGTCGGTAGACAGCTTTGCGGCCTCGACAAGGGTCATAGGCATGTGTAGTTACCTCCGTTTGATGTAGTTAAGGTTTGGCCCCATACCCGGCTTTGAGAAGCGCGCCCGGTGACATGCTGTCAAGGTTCATGGCGGCGCTGCCGGGAGGCGGGTTCGTGGGGGTGCCGATGGGAATCTGAGGGGTAGTGCCGAAAATTCCCTTTGCCATTGCCTTTTCAAGCCATACCAGCTTCTGGTCAACGGGCAGGCTTTCCGGGATCAAATCCCGCTTGTCCTCCGGCAGGGCTTCAAGCCGCGCATTGAGAATGCCCGTCATCACCGTTTCAAGCTGTGCGGCGTGCTCTTTGGCCGTGGTGGCCTCACTTTTCAGGGCGTCACGCTCGGATACGGTGGACTGGAAACTCGCGGACAGCGCGGTGTGTGTGTCCTGCAATTCGCGGTACTTTGTGTTCACCGCGTCGAAGCGCTCACGCGTCACGATGGGGGAACGTTCCGGGTCTGCTTTCGGAGGGTCGGCCTTCGGGGGTGTGTCAGTCGTGGGAGGGTTGCCGGGGTTGTTGTGCTCATCATCGTTTGCCGGGGCCGCTCCGCCACCACCGCCACCCATGCCGGGGTCATCGTCGGGAGTGATACTGGGTTGCATATACATCGGGAATCTCATGGGATACCTCCGTTTTTACCGTGTTCGTACACGAAAAATCCAACCAGTTTACCGCCTTGATGGTATGGGGCGATGGAACCAAAGCGGGGCCTCGAACCCCGTACCTGCGCATTACGAAAGCGCCATTCTTCCGGTTGAACTTCTTTGGCATGGAGCTTGTGAGAGGAATCGAACCCCCAACCCCCTCATTACAAAAGCGATGCGCTACCGGTTGCGCCACACAAGCATGAAAAAAGGGAACCCCCGCAGGAGTTCCCCCGGTCGCGGGCCTCGCAGGTGTCCGCAACACGATCACAGGACGTGGTTTATTATATGAGGTAACGATACTCGCGACGGCTATCCACGACGGCATGAACCGTCACCGTTTGTGCCTCATCATCAACTTTGTAGAAAATCAAATGCCGCTCGACAATGAGCACTCGGTACCCCTGCCGTTTAAGAATAGCGTAGCGCGGATAGCTGCCCGAATGGGGTTGTTCCTCAAGCCGCATGACGGCCTGTTCAACCTTATCCAGATACGCAAGTGCCACGTCCGCGCTTCCCGAATCGCTTGCAATATAGCGGATGATCTGATATAGCTGGTCGTTCGCCGTATCCGTTCGCAGGATTTGATACTTCATGTGGTTTCCTCGCGAATCGCACGACGAATGCCGTCAAAAGTATCCGCAATAGGTGCGACACGACCCCGTGCCACATCCTCATCGGATTCCGCAAGCATGCGTAAAAGCTCCAACTCCGCCTTCATCTGCTCATACTGAGCAAGCGCCATGAGTACCGTGTCTCCCCTGCCGTTGACCGTGATATAGACCGGTTGTTTTTGATCTTTGCAGGTCTTTGAAATTTCGTTGTAGTGATTCCGCAAATCGGCGGACGGACGAATCATTTCCAACTCAACACCTCCTCGTAGACGAATTATATCACAATTCGTCTATCGAAGCAAGCCATCCTTCAAATTTACCTTGCACATCGTCCGGGGCGTTATCGTCCAAGGAGTACCCATCTAAAGGATCAAACCGAACATAATCCGCAAATTCATCCGGTGGTACGATCAAAGTGTTACCCCCTGTTCAGCAAGCTCAGTCTGGCGTCGTTCCGGTAAGATGATGTGCCCGCATCGGGGATGAAACACCTCGCGGGATGCCCGCGCTTCGTCAAGTGTTGGGAAGTCGCCGGGGGCGTCTGCCACCAGCTTCACGATTTTGTCCTCCCACTTGCCGCAAGCGTCCGCCGCACCGTGGCGGGAAATGCGCCCGTAGAGCACCCCACGGCCAAGAGCTTCATTCACGGCCCCGGCTGTGTTGGCCTCCATCATCTTTGTGCGCACCACCATGTCAACGTAGGTTTCCGGGTTCCACTTGCGCCCCGCCGCGTCGATGATGCCCGTGTTGAGGCTGTCACCCAGTTTCGTGCGCAGGCCGGATAGGATTTCCCGGCGATTGGTGCGCAGGCCGTTGACGCCCTGGGTCATGTTCGCCCGCATGACATCCGACGTCACGGTGCGCACGGCACTTCGCACGCGCCGGTCAACATTCTGTGTCACCGCAAGCAAGTCCGTTTGCAGGTCTGCCATGACCGCCTGTACCATGGTTTTGTTCAGGCCGTTAAAGGTGGCTTTTGCAACCGCCGCGCCGTATGAGGTAGCAACCCTCATTGAAGTAAGGGCCACCGCCACCCCGTCGCGCGCTGCCTTTGGGATGAATTCCTTGACCCATTCCGCCGTGTCGATGTTGAGGCGCTTCGTGATCGCCGCCATGTCCTTGAGTGCCGCATCGATCTGTCCCCGGTGGAACGTATCGTCAAGCGGCAGGGAAAGAAGCTCACGGCGGAGGTCTTGAAGCGCCTTCGCGTATTTCCGGGTCATGGAATTTACGTCATCGTCATAGGCGGGCCGGGGGATGAATTTTCCAACCGGCATTAAGCATCATCCCCGTTTTCGCTCTCCGGGGGATCGCTCCCCGTCTGTGCCCCGGCGTCTGGCACCGGTGTTTCGTTGAAAATGGAGGAATCCACCTTGTCGGTTTCGTCCTTCAGCTGCTCCATTTCCTTGTCGGCCTGTTCGGATGTCAGGTTGTCAAGCCGGATGATGGCGGACTTCTGCGAAAGGGTGGGCTGGCCACCGGTGCGCAGGCTCATGATCTGCGCGTTCTCCATGTCATCATCCGGTAATCCATCCTGAAAGAGGATTTTCGGCTTGACGATTTCATACCGCGCCTTGCCATAGGTTTTCTCAAGCAGTTGGGCGATGATGAAAACCTGCGTCAGCGCCTTGTCGAAATACCCGCGCTTGCGGTTTACTTTTGCAAGCAGGGAATTCATGCGCCACTTGATCGACAGGCCGGATGACCCCGACGTGCCGGAGTTGTCTTTTCCAAGGGCGACGGAAGGGATTTCCGCAATGGTCAAAATCTGATCCACAAGGAAATTGATTTCCGTGAACGCGGCCTGAAGTTGACCATCCCACGTGATGTATTGCGGGATGATTTCATCCTTGCCGGTGATCTCGAAGATTTTGTCCCGGCCCACATGGAAGATAAGCCGTCCGTCCTCATCGGTATCGAGCAGGCCGGAGGGGATCGCCAGTGCCGGGTCGCTGTGTTTGTCGAGGATGACGCTCACAAGAGAAACGCGGTTGTTTAATTCGTCGAGAAGGGGCTTCAACTCGGACAGGTCATCGAAGCCCTGCCAGGAATCGTCAAGCGCGCAGTTTGCCACATGCACCACAAGCGGGAAGGGGATGCCGGTTTCCACTTCCGTCAGGCTTCCCTCGATGTGCGCGTAAATGCGCCATGTCAGAATCATGCCGTCCTCGGAGGTGCTTTCCGGGTGCATCCGGTGTTTGTGGTACACAATCTTGCCGGGGTAGTGGCTCTCGACGTTCAACACCCATTCCTGATCTGCCGTGTCATTCACCACCACGGGGTAGGCAATATGGTACGCCGCGATGTGGTTTGCGTTCATGGGGTCTGTTTCCGGGAACACGTATTCCGCGTTCTGTGGCTCTATAAACACGCGGAAGGGGTCAAGGTTCGCAGGGAGCAAGCCCCCGTGTTCCTGCCCCCAGCGCAGCTTGTAAAACGCATCACCGCGAATGGCCGCGCCAAGGGCCATTTGATAGTTGGTGATGTTCAGGTAGTTGTCGGCGGCGAGCTTTTCAATGGCCTTCTGTTCGGGTGCGTCCGCGCTCTTGCCGCTCGAATACTGCGCGTACTCGCCGAAAAGGAAATCCGCGGACTTTTTGCAGATGAGACCCGGAAGGTTGATCGCCAAATACACGATGTCGCGCTGGGTCTTGCTCAATCGTGTGTTCTGCCGCTCAAACACATCGTAGTGCTCACCTGCGAACAGTTTTCGGTTGTCCCCATACCGCTGAATGCGCGCGGTGTGGTTGGGATGCGGGTATGTCTCACCGATGGCAAACATGTCAAGCCCGTATGTCCCATATCTATAACCAAACGGCGTTTGTGCCGGGGAGTT